TTATATAATACAATATATTATTTGCGCAAAGACATTACTAGAATGACTGCGGCACCCAATGTAGCAACACCTAACCCCATGTAAACTAACGAACTATCAATTTCTTCGGTTTTTTCTTCTTCTTTCTTTTTACCCTTTGTCCTTTCTTCTCTTCTTTCATGCCTTATTCTTTCTTCTCTATCTTTTTGTTTGTCCCAAAAATAATAATTACGATAATATGTATCCCATTTATCTTTGTTACCAGATGAATCATGACCCTCGAATACATTAAACCCTTCATATGTTGCAGGCATCATTTAAATATAAATATAAAAAAATATCCTAAATATATGTCTATTTCATTCGTTTCTTTACCAATAGACATTATATATAATATACTCACTTATAACAGGCATTTTATTATTAAAAATGGAAAATTAATAACCATAAAACGTTTGGACATGTCTAAGTATAATTTAGATATATCCCCAAGAGTATATTTGAAAACATTTCCGTTGCAAAATACTATCTATGGATTTTATATTAGATTTAAAAATACACGGTTTCGGTTGTATTATAGAGAGATCAATGAAATAGAAATCATATTTGAAAATATGACAAAATATGGTGATAATTATTATATTGAATGGCATTCTTATTATATTGAATAATTTAATTAATTTTACGAGATTGAATCTTGGCAGATACAACGTAAATAGAATTCTCAGTAATCAAAATAAATTCCTCACCGACTTTGTAGACCTTGGAAATAGGGCTCGTGTATTCCTCTTCACTTCTAAGAAGAATCTTTTCCTCATTACCTTTTACTCCGATCATTACAGAACCGCCTGTTGCGTGCGAGTCAAGCCAGTAATCTAGTAAGATTGGCTTATCGTTTGTGCACGCAAGTTTACATGCATGTTGCATTACTTTTTGACTAGGAAGGACCATTTCTTTAGAATCCATTATAATTAATAGGTATATGTTTCTTTAAATACATTTTACGCAAAATTATTTAAGGACGCGCATATCCTATAACAGCACACGCAATTCGTTTACCAGCATGTCCTGTCGTCAAGCTGTCTTTTTGACCGCCTCTCCCCAGATCGTCCTCGTCTTCGTGAATGATCAAACCACGACCAATAATATTGCATTTGGTACCGCGTAGTTTAATCATCGTATCTCTCTGTGTATATTTAGCGCGCCCATTCTTGTCAGCTATCAAATTGCCTAAATCGCCGACGTGCCGATCTTTGTCCCCTGGCCCTCCATGGTTCTTATTATAAGGATTGAAGTGAGCACACATGCTTTCACATTTATCGCTCATATCACCACATTCGTGTACATGAAACCCGTGTTTAGAATTAGGCTTTAAACCCTTAATATCTACACTCATGATAACTTCATGTTCGTATTCGGTAAAACGTACAATACCCTTTATTTTTGTGTCAAACACAGCAATCGCCGAAATAGACATACATATATAAAATACAAATTCTTTATATACTATAATGGCCGTTTATATACCGTTGGGTCACGGAATAGAAAATCCACTCCCAAGTAGGAAAAAAATGCCACCGGGATGTTCTCTCACAGTAATAGAAACATGTGGACTCGGGCATTATTGGCCAACAGATGGAACAGAACTAACAGAGCGCACTGAGATGATTAAATTTTTAAAAGATCATGATAAAGGGAATATATTTACACAACCACGGGCAAATATAAAATATTTAAACCGAATGTTTGGTTCAGTTGCAGTCTATGAAGAGAATGAGAGTTATCCAAATATACATTATGATTTAATTGTCAGCTGGCCATTTCGCAATTTTAAAAAAACAAACGACATAAGGTATTCCGGATTGATTAGATTAGATACATTTCTAGACCCAGATTTTACTACTACAAATATAGTGGATCGTCTTTTAACTGAAACAGGTGAACCCGTTACACAAGGTACTTATCCATATTTGCTAAATGATTACGATAAAAATGATATTTGGTTGCATAATTGTAGCGAAATATTTAAACATAGTTTGTACCCACACCCATCAGAGATTGCCCGATTCAGTGGAGGATTGGAGGAGAGAAGAGCATTGATTATGGAATATAGACGTGACTATGGAACATTAGAAGAAAATGAAGAATTGTATCAGGGATTACTTAAAAAAGGAATAGAGGCAGTAGATGATAAAACGAAAACTTTTTTTAGAAAGAAAATGTTGGTTAGTCTAGAAACACTAATGGAACAATTTCCAGGTCATTATATTCACTTGGTGTGTAGGTCTACGCATCCGTCATTTGCAAATTACACGGATGTAAAACAGGCCAGTGAAGAGATTGCTTTGAAAAGAGTATTGTACATGACACCAAAACAGATACGCCGTGATATGAAGCACATTCAAAACTCCCGGCGAAATAGAGAACATTCTAAATTTAGCGTACGTTCAACCAAATCAATAGATAATATGTTGATGACTGGGTTTAGAAGATCATTGATGCATAATCAACTTCGTTCAAAAACTCCACGTTTGAGTGCACTAAGAGAAAGAGAGAATTCAGAAAATGAAAACGAAGATTCTTTTTACAGAACGCGTAGTATGCGAAATAAACCCAAAAAGAAGACGTATAACAGAAGTAGAAACTATAAATTAAAATTTAAAAGCCTTATATAATATGGCTGTTTATATACCAGTGGGTCATGTTTTGAGGATATGAGTGTATCAAAAGAAGTAATGCCTGAAGGTTGCTCGTTGGTTGTAATAGAAACATCTGGAGGTGCACATAAATGGGATGTAACCAGAGGAGAAATATTTGAATATAAAAAATTAAGTAATTCACTAATCAAACGTCCTGATACAAAAGATATGTTTATTAGACCAAGAGAATATTCGTCAGAACTAAATGATATATTCGGTTCTGTAGCAATTTATGAACCGGGGGATAGGTATCCTCAATTAAAGTATGATTTATTACTTGACTGGCCTACATTGGGTGACATAAGATATTCGGGTTTAATACCATTTGAAATATTTGTAAGCAGCGATTTTACGACACAAAATATAGCAACGAAACTTATCACTGAACACGGAGAGTCGTATTTAAATGATTCCTATGCGAATAATGAAAATTGGTTGCATAATATGATGGAGATATATAAATATAGCGAGTACCCTTCCCCATATGATTATAGAAATTATTTTAGTAATCTTGAAGGACGAAGAGAACTAGTTTATAAATTAGAAAAACCAGCTAAATCAGAAAATGATCTAGACGATTTTGACAGCCAAACAAAAAACCTATTTAATAGATATTTTCGTAAAATAACATTGGAAAGTTTAATGGAAAAATTCCCCGGACATTATATTCATATGGTTTGTAGAACAACTTCTGAGACGAGTAAAGGATTTACATACAATCCTCATCCCGATTTAGACAACGCAACTGAAGAAGTAGTATTAAAAAGAGTACAATATATGACCCCAACACAGATAAGCCGCGGGATTAAGCATATTGAAAAGTCGAAGAGAAATAATACGCCATCAAAGTTTGAGGTTCGTTCTTCAAGAAAAATGAATAATATAATGATGACTGGATTTAGACGGTCATTATTACACGACGAATTTCGTAGAAAAACACCAAGGATTCGTGCAATCCGAGAGATAGAGAACTATGAAAGTGATAACAGTAATGAAAATAACTTTTATATACCAAGGATCAACACCATTAATAAACCAAAAACCAAAAAGAAGACTTATAACAGAAGTAGAAACTATAAATTAAAATTTAAAAGCCGTGCGTGAAAATTCAATAAGATGTTTTAGGAGATCCTTGGCTCTAAAAAAAATGTAAATAAAAGATAATTTCTTTGTATAATATAATGGCGACAAGATACCGAAAAGGAAAACGAACTGGACGCAAGCGAAGTGGACGACGACGAACTTTAAGAAGACGCGGAGGAGTTGTTGGCGATCCTTTTAATCTTAAAGTTGTCGAAACAAGCGGTGCATTAGTTGATAAATTATTTGGGGGGGGTAACCAAATGAATGGTGTAATGTATGGCAACAATGTTGGTGATATAGGTATTAGATTTGGTGATTTACGAATAAGTAAGAAACCTACCCAAAATACAAAGTCTTCTTGATCTTCTTCTTGTTTTTTATTTGTTTGACTTCGTTATTTTCTTCGTAAATATTCATAAATTCTTCTTGAAATATATTTTTGATAAAATCATAAATCATATACAACTCATCGTCGTTTTCACATTTACCGACAATGAGTACACTCCCTGTGCGAAATATCATATAACTAATGTCGCCATGCGACAGCTTATACTTACATTGTATCCCAGGATAGCTACACGGATCATAACTGCATTTTACATGATATTTCTTTTTCAGTATTTTGAATAGCTCATCGCGATTAATATAATAGTTGCAGCTGAAATTAGAATTTATCAATATATTTTCTCTCTTCTCCAGAATTTCACACACTTCAAAATCGTAATGCGGTTGCAAAATGCGCTTGATTTTATCCACAGCAATATTAACCATTTCGTCATTTTGAATTCCAGGTATTTCAATCTTACCTGTATTGAACATTTTAATATGTATCTCTTTGTATTTGTTTTGTATCAACACGCGGTATATTAATACAAAACAATTATAAAACGCACTTTTGCTTTTCTTTTTATGTTTTAGCAAATCATTTTTACAAAACCCAATATCTATTTTCTTAATATCTTTGAATTTGATTCTACCGTTTGGATTATCAATCTTACTGATGGTATGTATATCACCTGGCTTAATGTATGGATCCTTTGCGACATAGGAATCAAACATTGCGACCTCTTCCTTAGTCGTAAAATTGAGCTTGATCTGTTTTTTAATAACACCTTCACCGTGGTCGTCATAAGATATCATAGGAAAGTCCCAAAACCGAAGAAACAAATTAATTTCTACATTGAAGTAGATGATCTTTGTTTTAGTAGATATAGATATCGGGTCGCACTCGGGCACATCCATTTGCTTGCGAGATACAGCGTGTACGGGTGTTATAAAATTACCTTTAACATATTTGTCCCATTCACTGTTAAGGTCCATTGGTTTACTTATAATTGTTTAAGTTGTTTTTAAATCAATTATTTTTTAAGTATTCATTGTATTATAAAATTGATTAAAACATAAATGATACTATAATCAATAACAATGGATCTATTTACAAATCCAGATTTATGTATTGTTATTATGGAATATACAAATCTAAAAATATTACGTGATACATGTAAAACTCTGGCAACATTCAAACAATACTTTAATTACAAATTAAATGTCATATATTCATTGTTGTATTATAATGATATTTCATTCAGAAATAGATTTTTGAATAAAATAATTAATCCAAATAAACAATTGACAATAAATTTATTTAAGCGTCATGAAATCACTGATGTAAGTTGTTTGGGAAATCTACGTATGTTAGATTTACGCAATTGTGAGAACATTATAGATGTAAGTGCTTTGGGAAACGTACATACTTTGAATTTAGGTCAATGTAATATTACAGATGTCAGTGCTTTGGGAAAGGTTCATACATTATCTTTACGCAATTGTGAAAAAATTACAGATGTAAGTGCTTTGGGAAATGTACATACTTTAGATTTGTATGGTTGTGACAGTATTACAGATGTCAGTGCTTTGGGAAATGTACATACTTTAAATTTGAGTTTTTGTAATATTACGGATGTCAGTGCTTTGGTAAATGTTCATACATTGTATATACACAATTGTAAAAACATTACAGATGTAAGTGCATTGGGTAAGGTACATACTTTAAATTTGAGTTATTGTGATATTACAGATGTGAGTGCATTGGGAAATGTTCATAATTTATATTTACACTATTGTGAGAACATTACAGATGTTAGTGCATTAATAAATGTACATAATTTGAATTTGAGTTATTGTAATATTACAGATGTAAGTGCATTGGGAAAGGTTCATACATTGGATTTACATTATTGTATTAACATTACAGATTTTAGTATGTTGGGTAATGTTCATACTTTAAGTTTAAGTGATTGTGATATTACAG